TTAGAGAGGTAAATCTGGGGGTAGAACATAAATTGTTGCAAAACCACAAATTGTGTATAATGGGCGTATGTGTACTACAGTGAAGCGAGCCATGTTCTGCACTCGTAACGGCTATAAGCACATTGAGAACCTCGATACGGTATGTGAACTTATCGGGCGTTTGAAAGGACTCACAGAGTCCGAGTATCTCGATCTATGTGCTATCAACAAGCTAGAGAATGCACGAGCGTTAGAGATGGCGAAACATTACCCCAGTCACTAGGCATGGGGACATAACAGGCCGAAAAGGTCACGGGGCTTCTTGCCCCTCAAAAAAGGGAGAAGGACATGTACGAACAGGAATTATTTAGCAGGTATCCGGGCCGCATAATCGCGGGCATTATCTTATTTGTGATTGGTATGGGCATACTGGGTAACGCTGATATGGAAGAAGAGATTAGCAATCAAGAGTGGTACTGCGGCAACGTAGACATCTGGATTGACTCCAAAGGCGAGAACGGTCATCCCAATTACAAAGGCATCGACTGTGCGAGTTCTTGATCTATTCGCTGGAATAGGTGGATTCACGTTAGGACTAGAACGGGCGGGATTTGAAACAGTAGCATTCTGTGAGATAGATCCATACGCTCAGAAGGTCTTGAAAAAGAACTGGCCCGGAGTACCGATTTATGACGATGTACGAACAATCACAGCAGAGCGACTGGCTTCAGACGGAGTTGGAGTCGATGTCATTACAGGCGGCTTCCCCTGCCAAGACATCTCAACTGCTGGACGACAAGCAGGTATTGAAGGCGAGCGTAGTGGATTGTGGACAGAGTGCGCCCGTTTGCTTGGGGAGCTTCGACCTCAGTACGCCATCTTTGAAAACGTCACAAACCTGCTTAATGGAGAACGGGGAGCTTGGTTTAAGCGAGTTCTCTGGGACATTTCCCAGATCGGGTATGATGCGGAGTGGCACTGTATACCAGCTTCCGAACTTGGCGCGTACCACCACAGAGATAGGGTCTGGATTGTGGCCTACCCCGGACACAAGGGGGTTCAGCAACGAGGGGAGTGTGCTGGGGATTGCAAAAAAAGCGAGAACTCAGAAAGAGTTCAAAGGGATGACGCACCGCGTCGGCAAAAAAAGGAGAGAGGCTTTCTGGCCGACACCGACGGCGCACAACGCCAAAGAGGGTGCTTATCCATCGGAATACGAGCGCAATACGCCAACATTGTCGGCGCAAGCGGGTGGGAAGCTGAACCCGATGTGGGTCGAGTGGCTGATGGGATTCCCGCCAGGTCACACAGACTTAAATGCTTAGGCAATGCAGTTGTTCCACCAATACCAGAGCTTATCGGGAGAGCTATCAATGGGCATAGATGAATACGTCATTGCAGTTCGGGCGGCAGACTCTATGTCAAAGGCATGGAGATCAGACGTAGCAATACTATCCAACCTAAAGATCGTAAGGCTGGAGAACGCTAGAGGCACCATATTAGAGATAGTGAGGTGGGATCTCTGATGAAGGATCATCGTGGTAAACTAGACAAGGAAACGCGGGATAGGCACTTCCCTGAACTGAATGGCGGGAAAGGATCAAGAGCGCGTAAATCAACCAAGAGCAGTAGACAAGCATACGCTGACAACTGGGATAGGATATTCGGTGGCAAAGACAAAGACACAACTCAATAGACAGATGCGACAGGAGGGGTTGAGAGACTTCCTATCCAAGCAAAAGCTAATTGAGAAAGTCATTGATATCTCTGATAAATTGACAGATCCAGACAAGGAATATGACGCATTGGATGTGCAACGTATGCGAACAGCGGCAGAACTTAACCTAAAGCTGGCCTCAAAGTTCCTTCCAGACCTCAAGTCCACTGAGCTAACTGGCCCAGAGGGTGGCGATCTAGTCATTGCTGTTCAACGTAAGCGCTTCGATGGCGACGATTGAATATGTAATGAAGCCGCAAGGCAAAGTGTTAGAGGAGTTTGCAGACTGTCGGGCTAGAAACTCTTTCATCATGGGGCCGCTAGGCTCTGGCAAGACCGTCCAAGTTATCCTGAAGTTCTTAGAGTTGATGTGCGAACAGGCACCAGTCACTCGCAAGACCCATCCCAACTACGGCGTGAGACTCTCAAGGATCATCGCGGCTCGTAATACTTACAGCGAACTATTCTCGACGACCATCAAAGACTGGCTCGAAGTGCATGGGGATCTGGGTGAGTTCAAGCAAGGCAACAAGGAACCGCCAACGCATAAGATCCAGTTCAAGCTAGAGGATGGCACGACTGTACGCAGTGAGGTCATCTTTATCGCCTTTGATCGCCCTGATCACGTCAAGAAGGCACGAGGTATCCAGACCACATGGGTATGGCTAAACGAGGCCAAGGAGCATTCCAAGAGCGTTGTGGACATGCTCGACCTGCGTTGTGGCCGTTACCCGTCGATGAAGGAAGGTGTGCGCCCTACCCATTATGGAATGATAGGTGACTCCAATGCCCCAGACGAAGACCATTGGTATTACAGGCTGGCTGAAGAGGAAAGGCCGGAAGATTGGAAGTTCCATCGTCAACCCGGTGGTGTATATCGGGAAGGCGACGGATGGTATCTCAACGAGAAGGCCGAGAACCTTGCGAACCTACCTGAAGACTATTATCGACGTGGCTTACAGGGTAAGTCGGATGATTGGATCAAGGTCAATCTGGGCAATGAGTATGGATTTGTCTCGGCAGGTAAGCCAGTGCATCCGCTATACACTGATTCTATCCATTGCCTGCCTGATCTTTACGTGCCTAATACTGATCAGCCTATCGTACTGGGTTTCGATTTCGGTCGGACACCAGCTTGTGCGTTTCTTCAAAGGGATGCGCTTGGCCGCTGGATCTGCTTCGATGAGTTTTGTATGACGGACTCCGGGGCTGTGGACTTTGCTCCCAGTCTTAAGCGGTATATCGAGGCGAGCTATCCAAAAGCGAGGTTCCGTGGCTGGGGCGATCCCTCTGGCGACAACAAGAACCAAGCGAATGCTGACACACCATTCAAGATCATGCGGGCGGCTGGCATACCCTGCACTCCCACGCTAACGAATGACCCGGCATTGCGACGTGCGGCTCTGGAACTACCCATGAAAGAGTTGTGCATGGATGGCAAGCCTCGATTCCTAATCAGCCCAAAGGCGAAGATGATTCGCAAGGGCTTACAAGGCGGCTTCTGTTACCGGCGTATCCAAGTGTCGGGCGAGAAGTACACGGATGAGCCAGACAAGAACGAATATAGTCACCCGGTCGAGGCATTGGAGTACGCATTGCAGGGCGAAGGCGAAGGCAGACAGGCATTGACTAACCTACATACGCAGAATAGACAGCCAAGACAGGCACAAGTGAAGTTCAATGTCTTCTGATTGCTATGTCGTGTTTTGTAATGACAGCAAACACTGGTGGAGTCCGATACTCCATCCGACGATTAGACACTGCTATGTGATCAAGCCTGAGAATGGCGCTTGGTTGGTGTATGGGAAGACGACAAAGGGCGTTGAAATGTACACCACAGATGATGTGACCCATGTGGTTGAAAATGATATCATCGTGAAGGCTGTAATTAGAAAACCCCGACGTTGGCTGTTCATGTTGAACACCTGCGTTGGATATACGAAGCAAGTGTTGGGGATCAACAACCCGTTTATCTTGACCCCTTATCAACTGTATAGGTATTTGAAAAATGAAATCACCTAAAGCACCTAAGCCCACAGCACAGCAAATCGCTGTTGAGCGTCGTCAAGCGGCGGCATTGGATGAAGAGATCCGAGAGCAGGAAGAGCGCTTCCGTGCAATGGCTCGCGGCAAGCTAGGAACCAAGTCACTGTTGGGTGGCGTACCTCGTACTCGTGCTGAAGCCGCAGGTGGCGCAGGACGTGCCGCACCCGCTCGTACCATGTTGGGTATGGGTGGAATGGGTGGAGCCGCTCCCCGTCGTGCTGGCGGTGGCGCACCAACTGGCCCATATAACGGCGTTACGCCACAACTCCGATAGGTAAAACCCTATGAGCTTGCCCCCGCATCTAGGCTCGATCCACGATATCAAGGAACGAGAGCAAAAGGCATTCAACACTCAGGCAATGTGGCACGACCAGTTGCAAGACGTGTATGAATATTTTCTACCTCAGCGCAACTTGTTTGATCGTGATGATCGTGGTCAGAAGAAGATGGATCGCATCTTTGACTCGACTGCGTTGACGGCTATCCAACAGGGCGCGAGCAAGCTACAAGAGAACATCGCTCCGATCATGTCGCGTTGGGCTACCTTCCAACCAACCGATGAGATCATCCGACTGCTTGAATCAGGGCAGTTCGATGTATCAGAGGAAGACATCCGGGCGAACCTAGACCAGCAGTGCGAGCTGGTATTCGACTACATCAACCGATCCAACTTCCATACGCAGTTCTATGAGGCGGCGCTTGATCTATTGGTAGGCACAGCCACCATGAAGATTGAGGAAACGGACGACGAGACCAACCCTATTTGCTTCAACACGATTCCACAGAAGGGGATTGCGTTTGAAGAGGGTCCATACGGCGGCGTTGAGACGCATTGGCGACGATTTGAGGTTAAGGCGCGTCTACTAGAGCGCATGTGGCGTGGCTTTGAGGCGTCACAGAAGATCCGAAACATGATCGAGAACAGCCCCAACATGGAAGTCCGTGTATCTGAGGGCGTGATCTTTGACCCTAAGAGCAAGCGTTACTATGGATGCCTGTGGGTTGCAGAGGAAAACCGATTCTCATGGACTGAAGACTTCGGTGTATCAAGCCCATGGGTCACTGGTCGCTATACGAAGGTGGCTGGCGAGATCCGAGGCCGTGGTCCAGCGATGCAAGCGTTACCCGATGTGCGCTCATTGAACAAAGCCAAAGAGTTTGTATTGCAGAAAGCCGCAATTGACCTTGCAGGAATGTATACGGCTACAGACGACGGCGTAACAAATCCTTACAATATGGTCATTGCACCGGGTGTCGTGATTCCAGTCGGATCAAACAACACCAACAACCCTTCAATTCAACGTCTCGATACAGGATCGAACCTTGCTCTCGCGCAATTCGAAATCGTGGAGCTTCAGAACGCTATCAAGTTGGCAATGTTCAACGATCTGCGTGATCCTGCTGGTCCTGTTCGTAGCGCCACTGAAGTTGCTATTGAATCCAGAGAGCTTGCAAAACGGATCGGGTCGGCATTTGGGCGACTTCAGACCGAGATACTCGTACCAATACTCAAGCGTGTCGTCGCAATACTGACTCGACGCGGCTTGATCGTCCCCATCGAGCTAGATGGCCGTGATGTACAGATCAAGTTCACTTCTCCACTAGCACGAGCGCAGGATGGCGAAGATCTGTTGGCTGTTCAACAGGCCGTTCAGTTCGTATTGGGTACATCCGGACCAGAACAGGTATTGATGGCGTACAAGACCGAAGACTTCGGTACATGGGCGGCACAGAAGACAGGGATGCCAGCGGAATTGGTGCGATCTGAGATCGAGAAACAGCAGATCATCCAAGCCGGGGCGCAAGCACAGATGCAACAACAACAACAACCGATGGAAGCTGAATGACTTGGGAAACAATTGAGGGCGCAAGCCCGGAAGCCAAGAAACAGAAAGCCAAAGCACAAGAACAGATCAACGAAATCACCAAAGCCTACGCCCGATGCTTCAGCACTGAAGACGGGCAAAAGGTCTTGGAGGATCTGACACGGCGCTTTCTCTTCGATAACTCGACAGCCCTATCCAGCCAGAACGTCGCGTATGAAGCGGCGTATCACAATGGCGAAGCTGGGGTGATTCGGATGATCATCCACTACATACAGCAAACCGAGAGACTATGACCGAAGAAACCAAGAAGCGGGCGCGCAAAGCGAAGCCCAAATATGAGGTCGTCTGCGAGCATACTGACCACCTCGAAAAGATTGGTTGCGAACTTGATTGGCTAAAGCCACTGCATGATCGGTATGGCTTTGAGAAGTTCGAGTACATCCACAAATTCCGTGCATTCCGGTGCTATAAGGACGGGCGGCACGTTGACTGGATCGACGTCAACAATCTAGCCCTGATCAATGGTAAGCGGAGGCTGGAAGTCATCCTGATGCAACACCAACCCATAAGCCCGAAGAGGGCTGTCATTAACTATCCTTGGAGATAATCATGGAAGAACAGGCCGTAGAAAGTAACGATACCCTGACATCATTAGTAGATGCCGCCGAACCCACATTAGGTGAAGGCGAATTCTTTCTAAGTGAGGGCATCAAGGGCGTTGGCGACTTACCTGAGTGGTACAAAGCCGACAAATACAAGTCAATCGCAGAGCAAGCGAAGGCATACACCGAGCTAGAGAAAAAGTTTGGCGGGTTCACTGGCGCACCAAAGGACGGCTATTCATTGGCTGAAGGTGTCGAAGCTGATGATGCGTTGTGGGCGGAGCTTGTTGAGTTTGGCACCAAGCAGAATATGTCTCAGGCCGCTATGAATGATGCGTGGAATCTGCTGACAGCGCAGGAACAGGCTCTTGAAGAGGTCTCACTTGAGACTGAGATGGCGAAGCTGGGTGATAACGCTGTTGAGCGCATCAAGGTTGTTGAGCAGTACATG